AATGGCTTAGCGCAGGCCGATAGATGCGATTGCGTGGAGCCAACAAAGACGTGGAGCGCCAACGCTATGCTGAGCGGTGATCCTTGTAATGGTCTGTCTGGTTCTACATCTGCATTAAGGTGCTCCTATGAAGTGTCTTACAATAATCAATGTGGATCATCTAAATCAATAACTGTAACTGTTACTGGTAGGAATGATCATGGACAAACCGTTACGGCTGGAAGTACTACCGTAAGTATACCTACTGGGTCTGGTAAAAAAACCGGTGTCATAGGTTTTGATTCAGGAGTACAATGTGGGTCTATAAGGGTTTCTGGAGGAGGATCTGGGAACTGTTAAGATTCTGATGTATAACAAAAAAAGGAGAGGCTAATAAGTCTCTCCTTTTTATTAAAAACCATAACAGCAGTGATTGTCAACAATTACCTGAATCATGACCAGAGATTGTTACATTTCCACATACCACTTCTCGGCTAAAATATACACTTCCACTCTTGGTTCCGGATCCTGCGGGAATTGTAAAGCTAGCGCTATTGACCTGCTCTTCTCCGTTTTGTGTATATCCTATACCACTCACAGAACCAGATATAGATCTACCACATTGATTATTATACGTAATCGTAAATCCTCTTGATGTGACAAGTTGTTCATGGCTCATGCAATCATTATTCATAGATACCGACCATGACCACGTCTTTGTTGGCTCCACGCAATCGCATCTATCGGCCTGCGCTAAGCCATTAGCGTAAGAGATACCATCGGATTGGAGGTTATCGTCGGCTATTCTGTTTGCCTCGTCCTTGGTGCAAGCGGTATATTTACCAGCGATTTGCTTATAACTGATAGTCTTAGGAGTACAGTTGCTAGGACAGTTCGTAGCCTTGACATTTCCCCATCGGTCATCATTGCCAACCTTAGAAGGACATATCCTAGCATCAACTAAATTTTGTAATGCATCCTTGTACTCTTTATACTTGTTATAAGCTTGTTCACTAGCCAGATTCGATGAAGAAGCACAAAATTCACCAGCGCTAACCACCTTAATAGGGCTATCAGGAACACATACATCACCGCATTCGCCCGAACATCCCTTACATACCTCATTGGTATAGACAGTGTAGTCATGTGGATTACAACAATGCTCGCCACCATTCTGCCAAAATCCCGTAGGATCGCACTCGCTAGAATAATGCTCCTCGCTATTACCATTATTACACCTACTATTATCCATATGGTATGTATTATCACATCCGCATCCACAAGACCTTGAATCGGACTCAACCAACTCATCTTGATTTGGGGCTGAAGAGCAAGGATTGGTCTGATTCCTACTCCTACGATAATCGCATCCACTACAATAATAATTCCAATCATCATAAGATGGGGTATCATCGTCATCGGCACAATCACCATTCTTGTTAGCGTAAGCCTGAGCGGCGGTCTTAGTCGCCGTATCATTCTTGAAAGCGTTTTGAACCTTGCTGTCGGCATCCGCCTGAGATACGGTAGATGTCAACGCTGACAATCCTAAGGCACTATAAGGAACGGATAGAGCGACACCATGTTTACATGTACCACAATTATCCTTATAGAACGTAGCGCTTCCAGTACCGGTCCACACACAAGTGCCATGCTGGTTAGCGTAATCCTGTCCTCTCTGGTCTAGGATCTGCTCTGCCTTGCTCCTGGCATCAGCCAAAGAAACCTTGCTGGTGATAGGCGTACCGCCGTTGGCTTGCGTAGAGGTCACCGTTATTCTCTGACCAACCCCGCTTCCGGCGCAATTGTTCTTATAGAAGTCACGGCTTGCCACGTAAGTCCAAGTACATCCACCGTTCTTATTGGCGTAGTTCTGTCCATCGGCTCCACGAACAGCATTCTCGGCCTTCTTATTAGCGTCAGCCAAAGATATGTTGGAGGTATACGGATGTCCCGGCAGCCTGTCGCTACTTACGGATACCATGTCGCCTACGCCGCCATCAGCGCAATTGTTCTTCTGGACCTGACCGGTATAGCTTCCTGTCCACGTACAAGTACCCTTCGAGTTAGCCACGCTCTGTCCCTGAGCCGTAACAGCCGCCAATGCCTTGGCGTTAGCGTCAGCCTGAGATACACATGATTTGAACTTACCATCAGAGCTAGGAGCCGGATCCGTAACATCATTCTGAGTCACGGTAACAGAGCTTCCAACCCCACCATCCGCACATTGACGAGTGAAGGCCTTAGATGCCGTACCAAACCAGAAGCATGTCTTATTACCGCCAGCTATATACCGCTCTTGATTCTCAGGATCAGTATAGCAGGTATTGGTATTACGTTGATGTAATTTAGAGATACAATCCTTGCATACGGTCTCGATAGTCTCCCATACCGGTTGCTCAGTCTTAGTATGACACGTGTCATCATAGTTCTTGTTAACGAACGCCTGACCCATCCTATCGATGTAGGCCTTAGCCAAAGCGTCAGCCTCCTCTTGTGAACGGGTAGAGGTAAAGAACTGTCCCATAAGATCCGGGGTTACGGTAATAGGATCAGCATACTGGCAAGTAGGACACTTAGGAGTGAACTCCTTGCTATAATTACCGACATATATCTTCAACTCATCACAAGTACCACGATCGTTGGCTATAGCCTGACCTTGTGCCTTGACAGCGGCCTTGGCAAGCTCATCAGCGGCGAACTGGCTCTCGTATGAGTAGAATGGACCTCCGGTTACATCAGCCTCAGTAACGGTAACTGAAGACGGGATAAGACCGGACGGACAGTTATTCTTCTCGAACGCCTCGCTATAATGACCGGTATATTTAGGAGCCTCATGACAAGCACCTTGTTCGTCGGCGATCTTCTGACCTTGATTCATTACAGCGGCCATAGCCACTAAATTAGCCTCATCCTGAGATACGCAAGACTGGAACGGATGACCTTCCACCATGTCTTGGGTTACGGTGAACGGATCTCCTACCTGATTAGCGCCACAATTGCTCTTCGTGAACTCGAAGCTGGCCTTACCGGTATACATAGTAGCGTTAGAGCAAGTACCCTTGGTATTAGCCAAAGCCTGTCCTTGAGCTTGTACAGCGGTCATAGCCATAGCGTCAGCGGCGGTCTGTGAGTCGTTGGACTGGAATGGGTGTCCTTCTACCATATCTTGAGTGATTGTCACCTTAGATCCGATCTTGCACTCACCACAGTTGTTTCTCGTGAACTCCAAGGAAGCACGGCCAGTGTACGTACAAAGGGCATGGATATTGGCAAGAGCCTGTCCTTGGGCGTCAACGGCGGCCTTGGCCTTGTTGTTGGCGTCCTCCTGAGATATAGTCGAAGTAAATGGATAACCATCAACCATCCTATCATTTACCGTATAAGTACCACCAGTACCAGTACCACAATTGTTACGGGTAAACGTACGTGTATAAGTACCGGTATATACAGGAACTTTCTCACACTTACCTTTCACGTTAGCCACATCCTGACCTTGAGCCTCAACAGCGGCCTTAGCCTTGTTATTAGCGTCCTCCTGAGACACGGTAGACCTAAAGTCTCCTGTCACCATAGTCTCGTCTACAACGACCTTAGTGCCGTATTGAGTCTCATCACAATTGTTACGGGTAAATTCCTTGCTGTATTTACCATGATATACGGTCTTCTCCTTACACTCGCCCTCCAAGTTAGCTTGTTGTTGGGCGTTAGCCTCAAGATCGGCCTTAGCCTTATTGTCAGCATCCTCCTGAGAGATAATAGAGAAGTACTTACCAGCGGCTACAACATAAGTGTAAGGTTGACCAATATGGAACTCATCGCAATTGTTCCTAGTGACTGTCTTCTCCATCCTAACGTTATAGTAGACGTTAGTCTGACAATCGCCACGCTCGTTGGTGATAGCTTGACCTTGCGCCTCCACAGCGTCCTGCGCCAGCTTATTGGCGGCATCCTGTGATACTGTAGAAGTGAACGGATAGCCGGTACACATCTTCTCATCCACGGTAAAGTCAACAGGCGTAGAACCTTCAGGACAATTGGTTCTCTGGAATACCTTAGAATACGATCCGGTAAATACCGGTATCTTCTCACAATTACCCTTGATATTAGCTATATCCTGACCCTGAGCCTCTACAGCGGCTTGTGCTAACTTATTAGCCTCCTCCTGAGATACGATGGATCTAAAGTCTCCTGTAACCATCGTCTCATTAACAACCACATCCGTTCCGTATTGAGTGGAGTCGCAATTGTTACGGGTAAAGGTCTTGCTAAACTTACCATAATAAATATTCTCCTTAGGCTTACACTCACCTTCCAGATTAGCTTGTTGTTGACCATTCTTTTCAATATCCTCAAGAGCCTTCCTGTCGGCGTCCTCTTGAGAGATAGAAGACACGTACCTACCCTCAGGAACGATGTAAACATATTCCTGACCATCACTGAACTTATCACAATTGTTACGGATAAAGGTTTTCCTTTGCTCCTCGTTATACCAGATGTCAGTTATACACTCACCATGCTCATTGGCGTATGCCTGACCATTTAGGGCTATATCCTCCATAGCCTTGGCATCGGCGTCCTCCTGCGAGATAAATGATTTGTAAGTCCTTTCCTCGACCGTATACAACACAACAGATCCATGTTGGTTAGCCAAACAATCGTCCTTGGTAAACGGCTGAACCATCTTGATATTATAATAAACGGGCTTAGCGTCTTGAGCTATCATATACTCCTTAACAACACTGCCATCCTTTGACGTTATACGGAACTTAGCCGTACAGATCTGACCGGTGTAATTAGCCTTGTATACGATGTTAAGCTTATTATCGCCTACCCCATGGCTCTTGTCGTTAATGGCAAAGCAATTACCCTCAACGCAATTCTTATCTACTTCCCTCGCCATATCAATCCTCCTCTATTCTCCATGAAACATCATCTCCGGCCTCTACCCTCACGATCTGGGTATCACCATCCTTATTAAGCGTCAACTTTTGCGGATCCACGTTAAATGGTGGTTCCGGTTCCGGCTCCTCGCTGCCATCGCCGCAAGTGCAACATACCAGTTCAATATCATACTCGGTATTGGACTTGATATCGATAACGACCTGACCGTTCTCACTAGTCACGTTATCAAAGTCATGATCAAGTATAATATAAGGTATATCATTAGGCTGTTGATTGATATTAACAACCTTGCCATTCAAGACAAACATCTCATGATGCTGCTCGTTATCCATATTCTTAGGCATAGCTATAACAAAACTAGCCTCATACAAATCAGTGGCACCGGGATCCTCAGGATCGGCATACACTATATACCTGCTATCCTCTTCCGGGACCTTCATGGATAATCCGTTCACGTTCATGGAAACTATATAAGACTTGCTCACCGAACCACCAAGAGTAAGGCAGGAAGCCTTGACCGAGGCGGAGTTGAGCTTGGCGTTGATGACCGCCGTCCCACCCTCCATGTCGAACATGATATTGGTCGGATCCACGCTTACCCGCTCCATACCCTTCTGGGTTATAGTGGCGAGCTTCGTAACCTTGCCTTTCTCGACCGCTACGTAAGTCTCCCTAGGCAACCTACCCATCCATCCCGGCTCTACCTTAATAGCCACCTTGTCGGGGCCGGTACCGGAGATCTTGTCGTAGGACACCCATGAGGAGCCTTGCTCGATCTTGGCAAGAATATCTTTTAAATTATTCGCCATATCACTCTGCTTGCGTTATAGTCCATTTATCACTCTTACCTACGATAATCTCCAGAATCTGCTCACCGCCCTCAGGAGGATACTCGAAGTTAGTAGGCTTAATCTCAAACACGCTGGCGCCACCACAACCAAGATCACAGATCATATCCGGCAACCATCCCTCCTCGAAAAAGCGCTCTATAAGCTCCCTGACGGCCTCTGAAAAAGAATCAAGCTCCAACCTGTCTGCTGGGACAGACCCTTTCTTAAGTGTCTCACCACATACCCAACCGTCACACTCGGAAGCCAAGACCGTATCATACACTCTCTTAGCCATAGCATGAAGTATTTAAAATATTACTATTCAATGTAGTATATACGATATTAACATCAGTGAACTCATCACCCATGCAATATTTCTTCTTAAACTTAACGGACCTGCCAGAAACGACATATCCGTCATTAGGGACGATAGTACCACAATAGGTAACGCTGAGCACGTTCAACGGCTCGTATCTTAACCTGACAGCCTGAACACCCTTGAACGAATCCCTTTGGATGGACGCCGTTGCTCCAGATACGGCAACCAGCTTCCTTACCAGAGACTCGATTACGCTATTCATGCCATCTCCGTTCCTGATATCTGCCTCAGGAAACGACTGACCATCATATATGATCTGGGAACTGTAGATACTACATTCGTTCCCCGGTCTATATTCCGGCTTACATGGATTACAATTACTTCTCATGTCAAATTAATTTATTGATCATTCTTCTTAATTTAAGTATCTCGGCATCCCTGTCCCGTATAGCCTTTATCATAGCGTTAAGGGTATCGGACATATCGCAATTAGGGGATAATCCCAGCGACTCCACACGAACCTTATCACCGGGATAAATACAATCGGTGCTCATGTACGTAGAACATGGCACCTTCGTCTCATCTACAGTAGGCCTGTATTGCTTCTTGTTACAACCATTCATTACCATATCTCCTCTTCTGCACCATTATCACCGCCGCCATTACCAGCGTTGACAAGCTCGTTTATAATTTTCTTCAAATCCAGAACCTCACGATAGTATAAATCTATCTGCTTATCCCTAGACGCTATAATACGCCTCAATGAGTCTATGACAACAGAGATATCAGTGCCTTTCTCTATACCGTCCACCACCAACTCATCTCCTGAGTACAAGACGCATTTATCATACAAGGTTATAGGACATCCATAACCAACACAAGGTTCGTCCTGACAATCCCGATCGCAAGGATCACAAGGATCGTTAGGGCATTTGTTAAGAAATCTATCTATCTTAACGCCATGACAACACTCTTCGGGACGTTCCCGTGAATGATCATGACAACAACCACCTGAATTACGCATATGAATAATATTAATGTTTTTAGCAAAGATACTTATTTGGTTTGATTATAAGACAACATACGTTATTAAACAACGAAGCCGAGAATTATTCCCGGCTTCTACAAATTGTAATATCAATCAAATATTATCGTACAGCAAATCATATGCTAAACTCCCAAAAGCTAAAAATAGCAATATAAAAGACAGGTTAAATTCTATCATCCACTTCTGCCCATCGCCCTTGCCTATTCTCTTAGCGAAGCCTTCTCTTTTTAAGACCATCAAAGTAACAGGCTCGTCTTTTAAATCTATCCCAAAAGAAGAGAGGAACGATTTTATCACAAGAGACGACGAAGGATATTTGATAACATCAGATAATTTTATACTCTTGTTATCAATATCTCTAGCCTTATTCATCAAATCAGTTATACACACATACTTTTTATCCCTCATCTTTCTTCATATTTAATAAAGCCATAATTGTTCACGATATCACATAAATCCTTTTCGGATAAATCAAACCATTCTCCCAATCTTCTATATTTACTATATTTATCATGAATGACCGATTCTATATCTCTGTCAGACACAAACATCAATTTAACAAAAGGAGAAAATGTAGAAGAGCTTTTTATCCTCTTAAATGGATTAGAAGATCTACCTATTTTATATAACAGCGTATTCTCATCAAACGCTATATATGTTTTATAGGGCTTATCTCTTTTAGTGCAAATATTTTTCATAGAAAATATAGACAGATAAATATAATCTATATCAAGTCCTATCCTCAAG